CGCGAGACACTTTCTGGAAAAGTTTCCGATAAATATTCAAAGCTATATGAAATTGAAGATACCGGTATTCCAGTATCAGTAACGTCGTCCAGTGATTGTCAGTTTTTCAAAGCAGAAGCTGATTTTGTAAACCCATTTAGCGAAACAAATATCTGATTAATTTTCTCTTGCAATAAGCCACCTCAGGGTGGCTTTTTTTATGGGCGCAATATGGCTATATCTACTCCGATTAGAGGCCGCAAGGGCGGCAGCTCAAGTTCCCGGACCCCGACTGAACAACCAGACGACCTCCAGTCCGTAGCAAAGGCCAAAATTCTTGTTGCGCTGGGAGAGGGGGAATTTGCCGGGCAGTTGACGGCGAAAGATATATACCTGGACGGAACGGCTCTTGAGAATGCTGACGGATCTCAAAACTTCAGCGGCGTTACGTGGGAATTTCGCGCGGGAACTCAGGCGCAAAAATATATTCAGGGCATACCCGGTACCGAAAACGAAATCAACGTGGGAACTGAGGTATCGAGCGCTACAGCGTGGACGCGCACGTTTACTAATACGCAGCTTTCAGCGGTTCGCCTGCGCCTGAAATGGCCTTCGCTTTTCAAGCAGGAGGATGACGGCGATCTGGTCGGCTACTCGGTTAATTATGCGATTGACCTGCAGACGGACGGCGGCACATGGCAGGCGGTACTTAATACCAGCGTGACCGGCAAAACGACTTCAGGTTACGAGCGCAGCCACCGTATTGATTTGCCTCAGGCTGGCAGCACCTGGACAATCCGGTTGCGTAAGATTACCTCTGATGCCAACAGCGCGAAGATCGGCGACACGATGTCGCTGCAGAGTTTTACTGAGGTAATTGACGCCAAGTTACGCTATCCAAACACAGCGCTGCTCTATATCGAATTCGATTCCAGCCAGTTTAACGGTTCTATCCCGCAGATCTCCTGCGAGCCCCGCGGCCGCGTTATCCGCGTACCGGATACTTACGACCCCGAAACCCGCACTTATAGCGGTACGTGGACTGGGACATTTAAATGGGCCTGGACCGATAACCCTGCCTGGATTTTCTACGACCTGGTGGTTAGCGACCGTTTCGGACTTGGGGATCGTCTTACAACGGCCAACATAGATAAATGGACGCTCTACCAGGTTGCGCAGTATTGCGATCAAATGGTACCGGACGGCAAAGGCGGAAGTGGTACCGAACCACGTTATACCTGCAACGTGTACATACAGGAACGCAACGACGCTTATACGGTCCTGCGTGATTTTGCTGCCATCTTCCGTGGGATGACCTACTGGGGCGACGACCAGATTGTGGCGCTGGCGGACATGCCGAGAGATGTAGATTTTACATACACGCATGCGAACGTTATTGATGGGCGCTTTACCTATTCCAGCAGCACCACAAAGAACCGTTACACCAATGCGCTGGTGTCCTGGTCTGATCCTGATAACGCTTATTCTGATGCGATGGAGCCTGTTTTTGAGCAGGCGCTGGTTGCGCGTTATGGGTTTAATCAACTTGAGATAACGGCTATCGGTTGTACCCGTCAGTCGGAAGCGAATCGGAAAGGGCGATGGGGGATCCTCACCAACAACAAAGATCGCGTTGTTACTTTCAATGTAGGGGAAGATGGCAACATTCCGCAGCCTGGCTATGTAATCGCTGTAGCGGACCGAAATCTCTCCGGGCGCGACCTGGGCGGCCGTATCTCTGCGGTGAATGGTCGCGTGCTGACGCTGGACAGGGCGCCGGATGCTTCAGCAGCCGACAGGATGATTGTCAATCTTCCATCGGGTGTTTCACAGTCACGCACCATTCAGTCGATAACGGGCAATAAAGTGACTGTTACGACCGCTTACAGTGAAACGCCTGTGGCTGAGGCCGTATGGGTCATTGAGTCTGATGAGCTCTACGCGCAGCAGTATCGCGTTATTACGGTAACTGATAATAATGACGGCACGTTCACAATCGTCGGTGCAAATCACGATCCGGATAAATTCGATCGCATTGATACCGGAGCCATCATTGACCAGCGGCCGGTGAGCGTGATCCCGCCGGGCAACCAGTCGCCGCCTGCGAACATCGTCATCAGTTCGTTTTCTGTGGTGCAGCAAAATATCAGCGTCGAAACGATGCGCGTGAGCTGGGACCAGGCGCAGAATGCTATCGCCTATGAAGCGCAATGGCGCCGCAACGACGGGAACTGGGTTAACGTGCCGCGCAGCTCCACCACGTCATTCGACGTCCCGGGGATTTATGCCGGGCGATACCTGGTGCGCGTGCGCGCAATCAACGCCGCTGAAATTTCATCTGGATGGGGGTATTCAGAAGAGAAAACGCTGACGGGTAAAGTAGGCAATCCACCGAAGCCGGTTGGCTTCATCGCTTCTGAAAATGTGGTATTCGGTATCGAGCTGAACTGGGGATTCCCGGCGAATACCGACGACACGCTGAAGACGGAAATTCAGTACAGCCTGACCGGTACCGAGGACGATGCGATGCTGCTGGCCGATGTGCCTTACCCGCAGCGCAAATATCAGCAGATGGGTCTTAAGGCTGGGCAGATTTTCTGGTACCGCGCGCAGCTGGTGGACCGCAGCGGCAACGAATCAGGTTACACAGAATGGGTGCGCGGTCAGGCCAGTATCGATGTGTCCGACATAACCGATGTGATCCTGGAGGAGATTAAAGACTCGGATACCTTCAAAGACCTGATCGAGAACGCGGTGGACAGCAACGAAAAAATTGCTGGCATGGCTAACGATATCAAACACGCCAACGACGAACTGGAGCAGCAGGCGAAGGATATCGCCAAAAATGCCCAGGACGTCGGGAAGGTTCAGACCAGCGTTAATGAGCTTTCCAGCACGGTCGGGAATGTTTCGTCTTCACTCAGTCAGCTTGAGCAGACCGTTGCGACGGCTGATACCGCCCTGGGCCAGCGAATCGACAACATCAGCGTTTCTATGGACGGCATGACGGGCGGGGTGAAGAACTCCGCCATCGCGATTATTCAGGGCAATCTGGCGCAGGTGGCCGCGCGCAAAACGCTGTCGGCATCTGTCGCCGGTAACAGCGCGCAGCTGGACCGCATTGATGAGGTGATCGTCAACGAGAAGGAGGCAACGGCGCGTTCGCTGCTGAGTTTGCAGACTGACGTGAACGGTAACAAGGCATCCATCAACAGCCTGAACCAGACGTTCTCCGATTACCAGCAGGCTATGGCCACGCAGGTAAACAGCATCACGGCGACCGTTAATGGCCACACTTCTGCGATCACCACCAATGCGCAGGCCATTGCGAACGTCAACGGCGACCTGAAGGCGATGTACAACATCAAGGTTGGTGTCTCCAGCAACGGGCAGTATTACGCCGCGGGGATGGGGATCGGCGTGGAGAATACGCAATCCGGCATGCAGTCGCAGGTTATCTTCCTGGCTGATCGCTTCGCAGTCACCACGGCGGCCGGTAACAGCGTGGCCTTGCCGTTCGTGATCCAGAACGGGCAGACATTCATCCGGGCCAGCTTCATCCAGGACGGCACCATTGAGAACGCCAAAATCGGCAACTATATCCAGTCGAATAACTATGTGGCTGGCTCAGTCGGGTGGAGGCTGGATAAGGCCGGTACTTTTGAAAACTACGGTTCGACAGCTGGTGAGGGGGCCATGAAACAGACCAACCAGACAATCAGTGTACGGGACTCCAACAATGTGTTGAGGGTGCAGATCGGGAGAATCACTGGTACATGGTGACGGGAGGCCTCTTGCGGGGCCTCTTTTTTTTCAGGAGGTACGATGGCGGATTTCGGTGTTCAAACATGGGACGCTTCAGGCAAGGTTAACAACTATGGAATTAAGCCAGTCAGCGTTTGCGGCTATGTGCAGCTGGCCGTTAACCAGAAAACAGGCTCTTATACCGTTGCCCTGCCACCGGGTTGCAAACTGACCTACTTTCAGGTCATGAACGATGATAAGTGGGGAACTGGAAGAAGGAAGATCACCATCTCCGGCGGTACTGCAACGGTTTCCTCTGTGGGGGATACCGACTACTCAGCAGGGACTGAACCCGCAGTTGCAGCTTTTCTCATTTTCCAGATCGAGAGGGCATAAATGGCGCAGTACGGCGGTTTACTGACGACGACGAGCGGTGAGGTATGGGTTACCGCGAACAGCTCGCCAATTGCATTACAGGCGCGCAAAACAGCGGCTCTGCAGGGAACATCGGGTTTTAATACCAAGGTGACGCACACCTTTCCCTCAGGTCAGCCCGTTGTGGCCTTCGTTCATTGCACGGTTGAGGTGGAAATCACTCAGACGGTAAGCGGAAACACCATCACGATTGATTTTCTCAGACCTAATGCAACCGGAACAGCGTACGTTTATTTTTTCTCTATTTTCCCCCAGACAAAGCCAGATTACGGGATGGCGGTGTGGGATGCATCAGGGACCCTGATTTTAACCCATGAGACGCGCACGCTTGGTGATGTCGTTACCATAGGCACTGCCGGAGTGGATGCCAGCTCAGGCTATAGCATCAACACAACCCGGGCGGGGAAGTGGGCCTGCATGCCTGTTATGCTCGGCCTGATTACCGGGGTTATATCAGCAGGAGGTCAGCCGCAGCCTTACTCGGCAATATACAAGAGCATGGCGAAGCTTGAGGGGAGCAATACGCGGATATTTGCCAGACCTCAGACAACCCCCACCGGGAGTCTGCAAAACGTCGCGTACTCAAACATGAGAAATGTCATCATGGCCATTAACTGCGCCAACTATGATTGATCGTTTTCAACGATCAATTTAGGAAAATTGATCTACCAAATCAATTATATCCCATTGATTCATATTGTTATTGTGTAACCTTGTGAATGCCCTGGGATATAACCACGATGAAAAACATGATTCTTTGCCTGGCGGTGGCGGTTTTGCTCTCCGGTTGCGCTGGCGTTATTGAGAAACAGCAACCTGTTTGTTCTGGTACAGCCCTTATCGGCGGGCAGGAAAACAGTGTCCAGATTTACGGAGTGCGTAAACAAAACAATCAGACCCAGTACCGCGCCGGTTATCCCTTTAACTGGACCTGGGTTAGTGCCAACACGTTCATCAGCACCACCTGCCAATAACTCATTCTGTTTCAAAACAAACCTCGCTCCGGCGGGGTTTTTTATTGCCTGGAGAAAATATGCTTTATAACACCGGCACCATCGCCATTAACGGAAACACCGCAACCGGCACCGGCACGAACTGGACGGCACCCGCCAGTCAGGTCCGCGCTGGCCAGACGATTATCGTCATGTCGAGCCCGGTCCAGATGTTCCAGATTTCATCCGTGAACAGCGCCACGTCGATGACGGTTACGCCAGCTGCTTCCCCGGCGCTGAGCGGCCAGAAATATGGAATCCTTGTGTCAGACAATATCTCGGTCGACGGCCTGGCACAGGCCATGTCGCAGCTTATCAAAGAGTATGACGAGAATATTGGTGCGTGGGAGACGTTCGCCACAACCTCGGCAAACCAGAGCATCACCGTAACCATTAACGGCACGCCTGTAACCATTCCCGGCATCGGCAAACTGGCGCAGAAAGGGAGCAATGGTGCGCTTGCAATCGCTGACGGCGGGACCGGGGCAACGACTGCAGCAGACGCTCGCTCAAACCTCGGTTTAGGAGATAGTGTCACAGCCAACTTCGGAAGCCTCGAAATTGGTGCGAAAAAAGCCTCTTCTGCAAGCTTCGTCGATTTTCATTTTTCTGGCACAACGATTATGACGCGCGCATCCTCTGCGGTGGAAATTCTAATGGCGCCATGGGGAAA